AGATACTGCTAAGTATGCTAATATTTATTCTAGGTTACAACAAGCTTATGCTCAAGCTAAGCGAGTAGCAGAGGATAACTTACCTGATGAAATGAGAGCTGGTATTAGAGAACGTGAATATGAGAAGATCAACTCTGACTATAACCAAAAAGCAGGTAATATAGATCAGTTAACCGAAGATGCTTATCCTGAATACATACTACAGAATAAATAACCATGGCAACAGAAGTAAGTTATACAGGGGATGGATCAGATACTACATTTAGTATAAACTTCCCTTTCTTAAAAGAATCACATATAGGTGTATCAGTAGCTGGTGAAACAAAGAATATAACTACTGACTATACAATTTCTGGAACCGTGGTTACGTTCACCTCAGCTCCAGCTAACGCTGCTGCGATTAAGATATATCGTAATACCAATATAGATAACCCTGAACATGATTATGCAGCAGGTTCATCTATTACGGCAGCAAGTTTAAATGAAAATCAAAAGCAAGCACTCTATGCAATAGAAGAAGCTAAGTTAGTAACGACTACATCAGGTGGTATTACTACAGGTAATAAGAACGACATTACTGTTAATAGTGATACTGACTGGGTTATAAGAGCTGATGTTGTTGAGAAGTCAATGATGGCTGATAACAGTGTTGGTACTGATGAAATAGAAACTAATGCTGTTACGGCTGCTGAGTTAGCTGACAACGCTGTTGATACTGCAGCTATTGCAGCTGATGCTGTTAATGGTACTAAGATAGCTGACGATTCAATCGGTGCAGAACACATAGCAGCTAACGCTGTAGGTGCTAGTGAATTAGCTGATAATGCTGTTGACACAGCTGCTATTGCAGATAATGCAGTTACAATGGCTAAATTGAATAGTGGTGCATTACCTACTGATATAACAGTAGCTAGTGCAAACTTAGTAAATGGAACCGTAGCAACTGTTGATATAGCAGATAGTGCTATTACTACAGCTAAAATGGCAGCAACTAGGTTCTTTGGTAGTTATGCAGTCTTACAAGATGTGCAAAGCCATGGTACAAATGGTACAGATATGGTTAATGATGCTTGGACTGTAAGAGAATTAAATACAGAATATATTGATCCTGATGGTATTATTTTAGGACTTGATAATAAAGCAACTAGTGGTAATTTAAAAGCTGCTTCACCTAATGGAACAGGTGGTAACTATTCAGTCCAACCTGCAGTTGAAAACTTTACTTTAGGTGCTGGTACTTATTTAATAAAATGGAACACTATATTTTTTAAAGTTGAACGTTGTAAATCCCGTTTAAAAGATGTAACTAATTCAGCAATAAAAGCTGTAAGCATGAACGCTTATAGTAATGATGCTGGTTCTTATTCATCAGTTAACAGTCACGGTATTACTAGAATTACTATAACAGGTAATACAAATTATGTTCTTGAATATTTTATAGATAACGAATCTGGTAGCACGGGCGGTGGTTTAAACGGTCCGAGTCATGCAAACAATACTGAAGAAGAAGTATATACAATCATAGAAATATACAAAGAACTTTAAAATGAGATATGGCTGTAACTACAAAAGAATACACACAAAGTGGAAGTACAGTAACTTATTCATTTGACTTCCCTTATTTAAAAACTGAAGACGTGAAGGTATCGCTAGACGGTACAAATACAACTGCATTTACATTTGCAACAGCCACCTCCATCCAATTAAACTCTGCTCCTAGTGCTGGAGTTAAGGTACTGATTTATAGGAACACTGATGTTGATACAGCTAAAGCTGTTTTCTCATCTGGTTCATCCTATAGAGCTACAGATCTAAATAATAACTTTGACCAAAGTTTATACTTTTCTCAAGAAGTTGCTGATACAAGTAATCCACTTATAAGCAGCTCATCTGATTTTGTTTTAGATCAATCAGCTAAGACAGATGGTTCTGTTATTTACTATAGCTCTAGTGCTTCAAAGTTTAAGGCTGATACAACTCAAACATTACAAAAAATCGTGGACGGAGGCTCCTTTTAAAACATGGCTCAAATTAGAATAAAAAGATCTACTGGGTCATCAGCACCTAGCAGCTCAGATTTAGCAAACGCAGAATTAGCGTTTACTGAAGGTAATGATATACTTTATTATGGTGAAGGAACTAGTGGTAGTAATGCAGCTAGTGTAATTAAAATTGGTGGTTCAGGAGCATTTGTCGATTTAACCACTGCACAAACAGTAGCTGGTGATAAAACATTTAGTGATGATATTACAGTTACTGGTAATTTAACAGTTAATGGTACAACAACTACTGTTAGTACTACTAATACAAAAGTTTCTGATAACCTATTAGAACTTAATACTGGTGCAGGGTCAAATGCTAATGACTGCGGTATCTTAATTGAACGTGGATCAACAGGTGATAATGCTATTATTGCTTGGGATGAAAGTGCAGATAAATTTACTGTAGGTACTACAACTAATACTCATGATGATACTGGAAACTTAACAATAACAGCTGGTACTCTTGTAGCTAACTTAGAAGGTAACGTAACAGGTAATACATCTGGATCAGCTGGTAGCTTTACTGCTGGTAGTGCTTCTAATCTTAATAGTGGTACTATTCCAGCTGCACGTATAGGAAACGATTCTATTACAGAAGCTAAATTAGATGTTAGTAATTCTCCAACAGATGACTATGTGTTAACCGCTGATTCAGCTCAAGGTGGAGGCTTAAAATGGTCTGCAGTTGCTGCTGGTGGTTTATCAGATGAACAAGTTCAAGATAAAGTAGGTGCGATGTTTACGAGTAATACTGAAACAGGTATTACAGCAACATACCAAGACTCTGATGGAACTATTGATCTTGTAGTTGGAACACTTAACCAAGACACAACAGGTACAGCTGCAATAGCAACTACAGTTACAGTTGCAGATGAATCATCAGATACTTCATGTAATGTTTTATTCGCAACAGCTGCTACAGGAGACCTTGCACCTAAAAGTGGTACAAATCTAACCTTTAACTCTTCATCAGGTGCTTTAACAGCTACATCTTTTGTTGGAGCTTTAACAGGTAATGTTACAGGTAATACATCTGGATCTGCTGGTTCATGTACTGGTAATTCAGCTACAGCAACTACATCTACAAATGTTACCGTTGCTGATGAATCTAGTGATACAACATGTTTCCCATTATTCTCTACTGCAGCAACAGGAAACCTACCGCCTAAAAGTGGTTCTAACTTAACTTTTAACTCATCAACTGGTCAATTAGACTTTACCGTTCTCGATGGTGGTACATGGTAAATGGCAAATATACTACATAAAAGAAAAGCTGCTGACCCTTCAGCAAGCGATTTAACTGTAGGTGAACTTGCCATTAATACCTCTGATGGAGGTTTGTTTACAAAGACTTCAGGCGGCTCAGTAGTTGAGGTTGGTTCTGGAGGAGGAGGAGGTGCTACAGGAGCTGGTAGTGATGCTGTCTTTTGGGAAAACGGACAAACAGTGACAACTAATTACACAATAACAGACGGTAAAAACGCAGGTTCATTTGGACCTATAACTATAAATTCTGGTATCACCGTAACGGTTGGTGCTGGTGAACACTGGACGGTGATTTAATTATGGCAGTAACAATTAACGGTACCGGGACCATAACCCCGACAAGTGCAGTTCAACCAGCAGGGTCGATTCTCCAAGTACTACAAACTTCAGATACAACAACGGGATCTTTTAGCCTTAGTGATAGGACGACTTTTTATGATTATACAAATATGAGTGTAGCTATTACCCCTGCAAGTACTAGCAATAAAATCCTAATCTCGTTAATGGCATTTGGTGAAGGCAATAGCCCTGACCATCGTTTTAGATGGAGAATTAAAAGGGCTATAAGTGGCGGTTCTACAACTAACATCACAGCACCGACGGCAGGAACTCGCATAAGCTGTATGGGTATTGCTACGACTGCATTTCACGGCGACGACAACAACAATACACCGACTATTTTCGGATGTAGCAATTATTTAGATAGTCCGTCAACAACTTCGGCAATTACATATACTCTTCAATTAAACTGTGACGAGGCGAGTAAAACTTGGTATTTTAATAGAAGCCTTGATGATGTTGAGGGTAATAATAGGGAAAGAGGCATAGGTTATATAACAGTTATGGAGGTATCAGGATGAGTTCAATTAAATTAATACCTACGAGTGGTGGAGGCTCTGTTTCTTTAGTACCTCCAAACTCAACAAGTGGAAGTGATGTAGTTATTACGTTACCTACAGAAACCCAAACACTACCACTAACACCAGACACACCAATATTAGAACAATTCTTCTACCCCTGTAATGGAGAAAGAGTTACAACTTCAGAAGGAAATATAACTATTCAAAATGTAACCGAATTCCAAAACGGAACAACTACTTATGTAGATCTAACTGGTAGTACCATTGCATACACACCTCCAACAGGTACTAAAACAGTAATATATAAATTCCAATTTCAGCACGGTAAGGTTGGAGATAGTCAACAATTAGGCTTTTTTAAATTTTATATAGATTCAGATGAAGTTACTAAGGCTTATATGAGTCATGCGTCAGAAGATGTTGAAGGAACGGTTACTTTTGAATGGCCAATTAGAATTGGAGCTGTAGATTCAAGTGGTAATGCACTATCCGCTGATACAACTACAGGAAGACTTGCAGCAGGCGGTTGGACTTCTGCTAAAACTTTGAAATTGCAATATAGAGATTACAGTAGTAGTCATGATACAATGGTCCATTCAACTTCTTCGACAGATGGAACTTCTAGCGATACATTCGTCATGCCACGTATAGGAATTACAGCTTTAACAACATGAGTAAAATAATAGTCAATTCAATAACACATTCAGGAAATTCAGGTACAGACAATTTAACATTAGATAATAGTGGTAACCTAACTGTAGCTGGTAATCTTAGTGTTACTGGTACAGGAGGTAGTCCAATATTAGAACAATTCTTTTACCCCTGTAATGGGGAAACTGTTACAACTTCGGCGGGAGATATAACCCTCCCAGATGTAACAGCAGTACAAAACGGTACAAGTACTTATGTAGATTTACCTGGAAGTACTATTTCTTATACTCCCCCAGCAAATACAAAAACAGTTATATATAAATTCTGGTTTCTACATACTAAAGCAGGTGACACACACCAGATAGGTCATTT